GCAAATAATAACGCTCTGAATTTTTTAAACCCACACTACTTAACATATCCGCTAATGTATTACGAACATTGGTCATCGTAACCAAACCGTTATTAGGGCCGTACTGTTGCCAAACGCTCATTTGCATTTGCAGTGTTTCGCGTAGTACAGCAGCTTTCTCGTTTTCTCGCCCTGTACCAACACCTACATTAACTATCATATCCATGTCAGCGTTCCACGCTCTAGGATCAACAGCAACGAATTGGTTATTTAACCTAATTATTTCTTCTTTGTCAGAGTTTTTAATGATGCAGCTTGCAATAAGTTTAAACAGCCTACGCATACCACCTTCCGCTAAGTTTCTTGCCATTACCTCTGCTTGCCCTGCTGCGCCCTCTACAGTAGCAGCAACTGCTGTAGCAGTAGCAGATTGCAATACATCTGGATCAAGACCTTGTGAAGCCTTAGAAACGCCTGTTTTATTATCAACCAACATATCAAAATATTGCAATGCAGGGAGAGTTGAGCCAGCAGTAAAAGGGATGACTTGCTCACGAATAGCATTTGGCTGTTTTACCCTGACTATTCGTCCTATCTCATTATTAAGCAAATCATCTACAGAAACTTGACCATCTAGAATTTCAAGACCTGGGTTGTTAGTTAATGCCACGTTATCCAATACACCACGCAACATTGCAGTTGCAGCATCTTGGTCATCCATAATTAAATCAACTACACTGCGACCGAAAAATGCGTGTGGTTCTGGGTCAACCTCAAAAACAGCAAATGGTACTTCATCTGCTAGTTCGTAAGACAACATTTTATAGCCAGAACCAGCTAACACAAATTGGTACAGTTGAGGTATTCCTGTACCCTCTGCGTCTACTTTCATATAAGCTTCTGTAACAGCAATCTTTTTTGACGTTGGGTCTACACTTTCGTCATCATCTTCATTTATAGAATAACCTCTGCGTTCAAACTCCGCTTCTGCGTCCATCGTATCTGTTGTACCGCTTATTCCTTGCAATTCATCTTCGTTATAACCCATAGCCAACAAATCGCCTACTGTCATATCTGTCCTGTGACCAATCACAAAAAAATCATCAACACTACGAGCGCTTCTGTTTACAAAAAAATCTTCTGGTGGCACTGAAGTTATTAAAATATCACCATCAGGAATTGTGCGACTTAACTTAACATCATAAATGGGCATTTCTATTTCTACACCCATTTGATCTATTTCTATTTCTTGTGTGATTTTTTGTTCTAATACTTCTATATCATCGTCATCAACAACAAGCGTAAATTCTTCTTCAGTTAAACCAGTTAAAGTATATATTTCACTTTCGGTTTTATCTTCATACATAACCTTTGCAATGCCGCATTTTTTAACCATAGCATCTTGGAAAACGTCATTAAGCATACGATAACCGTTATTCTGCATAAACTTATAGTTTGCGTATTTGGTCATTTGTTCCGCTACTTGTACATCTTCTGGCATTCTTGGAACAAACTCTACAGGGTTTTCTGTGCTTAGAAAAACGCGCTGAATAGACGGTTTAATTCCACGGACAACATCACGGCATTTAGTAGCAACAACTCTTGACCGACCTTGTTCAAAGCCAATGTCAACTTCACCATCAAAATAACGTTGTGCTTTTAATCGTGGCTCTGATATTTCGCTCTCAATAAAATCCACTGCGTCTTGTACCGCTTTTTGAATGATACCCTCTATTGTGTCTTTATCCATTGGTTCAATGCGCATATCTGTTCCTTTATTATCGTGTAGTAATGCCAGCCGCTTGGTCTGCGGCTGTTATTGTTCCACGTGTTATTGCTTGACCCGCCGCTTCTGCTGCCCCCGCCGCTGCCTCAAGTAATCTATACGCACCTGGATTTGCTTGCTGCACTTGTGATGCCAAATTATTAGCAACAATGTCTCTAAATAACTCTACACGCCTTTGCATTGACATTTCGCGTATGTATTTAATTCCTGTGGTAGCAGATGCTTCTAAAATTGGTGCTATAGCAATACCTAGAGGCCCACCCACAACATAACCAACACCCGCTGATGCTACACCAGTTGCACCCGCTAAACCACCGCCGAACACGTTTCGCCCACCTGTTAAAGAAAAACCAGCTTGTGCGATATTGCCAATTAAGTTCCCGATTGGTGTGCCTTCACGAATTTGCGTCAGTAAAGCAATTTCCTCTTTGTTGAATTGGCGTCGTTTCTTCGGGCTTCGCAGAATGTTACTAATTTGATTGCGTAGACCACTTTCTAAGCCACCCGCGTAAGTCATAGCGTTTTGCAAAATTTCTTCAACGCGCTCGGTTTTTCTCATGCGTGACCAAGTTTCACGCGCCTTCTTTAGTTGCTCAACAGCTTGCTTGGCTTCACCCGCCGCGATCTGATCCGCAGAAAGGTTTTCTAAGAAATCATCAATATTGCTTTGAATGATGCCCGCCACCCGCTGTTCTTCTGGATTGGCAAAATCTGCTGCTGGGACTTTGGCTAAACGTCTAAATTCATCAATATCCTCAATACCTAGCGCACGACCTTCTGCGCCAAGCATACGGCTAGCTTCGTCTTTCATTTCATCAATGACGCTTGCTGACTTTGGTGTAAGTCTAGAAATGCGACCACGGCGACCCGCCGCTTCTGCTATTGTTTTGTCTATGAGATCGTTAAATGCTTCTGGCGTTATGGAAACACCCGCTGCACCAGCCGCATCATATGCTTTTCGTGCTTCTTCCTTTAATTCGTCTACTGCTTTTGCGCCTTTTGCTGCTGCTTGCTGCGCCTTCTTAGAAATATAACCGCGAATGTTGTCTGCAACCGTATTACCAAACACTTGCAAAGTGCCACCAAGAAATGCGCCCATTGCAGCCCCTACTGGGGCAGCCATCAAACGATCCTCTATATCACCTTCTGCCGATGCTGCTGCACCAAATGCACCAAGTCCAACGCCAGTGCCAATCGCCCCACGAACTGTTTTAACAGTACCTAAAGGCGCGGCAACACCACCAACGATTTCACTTGTCAAAGCCAAACCAGGGCGTTCTTCCTCAAACTGACCTAAACGCTGGCGTTCACGCTCTAATTCTTGTTGGTAAATATCACCCAACGCACGTTCATCACCTTGCAATAGCTTTCTTGCCGCTGCTGTGCCGCCAGCTACTATTTCGTCACCCGCACCAAAAGTTAATCCTTGGAAAGCACTGCGCAAAGCACCCATGCCAGTACCACCAACTGTTGATTTAGTTTCCGCTTCAAACCCAACTTTTGCACCTTCATCTCCAGCATATTTCAAAAATGAAAGTGCTTGTTTTTTATCAAGTCCTATTTCTTTGGCGTAACCAATTAGAGGCTTATTAGAATAAAACTTTTTATACAGACCAAAAGCAAGCCTTTCATCAGACCAATCTTTGTATTCTGGATATTGCTGCCGAACTTGATCTAATTTGCTCATTAATCTAACCCTAGTGGATTATTTGCGCTTTCTCCACCTGTTTCGCCAGGTGTTGAGCCATTATTCTGCATGCCCAAAAAATCTGTATAATAACTTTCATAAGTGGTATCTTTTTTAGAAAGATATGCTGCTGTTTCAAACAATGCTTGTGCAGCTTTTTCTTTAGCTGCTTTGCGATCCAAAATCCATTTACGCAATTCTTCTGGCCCTAGATTATCACTTGGCAAACCAGTATCTAATGCAAGTTTAAGCTCATCAGCACTCAACGCACCGAATGTAACAGAGCCAATTACATCTAGACCTAGCTGTTTCTTAGCTGTTTCTAGCAACTGAGTTTGTGATGTAATGGTTGGCAAGAGTTTAGCAACACGACCTGTAGCAGCACCACTATCCAACGCAGAAAGAGCCAAGTCATAACTACTAATTGTTGACATGATGTTATCACGCTCTTTACGAACATCGTTAATCCAAGGAACTTTTGCTTTACCTTCGGCTTCTACTTGAGCTGCCTGACCACCAAATTCAATCTCTGCGCCCAACGCTCCTTCCCTACGCGCACCATAAATGTCTTGCTGCTGTTGCGTATATCTCTGTTGCGATTTAATAACAAAGTCATCTGCTTCTTTATCAATAAGTTTTTGACCACCCGCAGTCATAACAAACTGAGAACCATCTCGCAGCGTAATTATTGTACCTGAGTTGTCAGGTAAAGTTGAACGAGATTGCACATTTTCCGATGTACTATCACCTCCTGTATTACGCATATATTGTGTATAAACGGCGCTTCCATCCATACCACTTTCTATTGCTTGTGCGTAAGGTTCACCACCTGGTTGAGTTCTTAACCATTGCGCTGTTCTATTTGAAGTCTCCAGTTCCTGCTGCCTAGCAACATCTCTTGTGGCTTGCTCCGCAACACCTTGAAACATTCCCGATCTATCCATAGAAGCCAGTGTTTGGCGTACCCTTGGATCACGCAAAAAGCCCATCAAGCCCCTTGGTTGTCGCTGCATTTGCTGCATTTGCATTGCTGTTGGTTGTTCTGCCATGATTTACCCTAATTTAAAAAAAACCGCCTAAACTTCCTAAAACACCAAATAGCCCAGGAGTACCACCTGTTTGCTGCCCTACTGTTGGAAGCCCACCTAATATTCCTGTGCCTGTTTGTAGAGCCATCGGGCCATAGCCTAAATTAGCAGCAGTTTGACCTCTAGCAGCGTCTAACATAGCTTGTTGTTGCTGTTGTGCACGTTGCGCTGCTGCTTGTTGCTGTGCCAATCCTTGCAGCCCTTGACCAAACAATTGACTTCCTAAACCTTGCAATCCACTTGCAGCCCCAGCTCTTACCCCTGCTGATTGAAATTGTCCCCCAAAATTTGCTTGCCTCGCTGCTTGATCTCTTGCTGCTTGGGCTTGTATCGCTTGATTTAAAGCACCTTGACTTGATAAACTTGCTTGCTGTGTAAGACCTGCTTGCTGTGACGCTCTTGCTGCATCCTGTGCCGCCCCAGCCAAACCAGCTTGTTGCGTTAGCCCAGCTTGTTGCCCTGCCCTTGATGCTTCTTGTGCTACTGCTGCCATGTTTGCTTGCTGCTGCATTTGCGCTCTTTGCGTAGCAAACTGATTTGCAGCTTGCATAGAAGCTAATCCAGCCTGTTGAGTTAACCCTGCTTGTGCTTGAGCCCTAGCGTTAAATGCTTGCTGATTTGCCATTGTTGCTTGCTGTTCTAATTGGGCTTGCTGTTGAGCAAACTGATTAGCCGCTTGCATATTACCAGCCCTTGCCGCTTGATCTCTTGCAGCAGCCGCTTCCCTTGCTTGTTGACCAAGTTGTTCAGCTTGAAATCCTTGCTGAGAAGCAAGTGTTCTTGCTTGTTGAACTTGCCCAATATCAAATTGCCCTGATTGAACGGCTTGTTGAAATGCCTGTTGTCTTTGTTGTGCCGATAATGCCCCTGCTTGTCGCAACGCCTCACCAGCCAAAACCCCTTCTTGTACAGCTTGCCTAGAACCACCAAAAGCCCCTGCCTTTTGCGCTTGAGCCGCTAAATTTTCAGACGCTAATTGTCGTTGCCTTTCAATGTCTGATTGCCCAG